CAGCAGGTAACGTTTCAATTGGTGTTTTAGCAACAGATAAAATGACGGTGCTTTGTCAATCAACTTACAATGGTTTTCCAGGAGTTGGTTTTGGTACTGCAGGTTATCAACCAAGTGGAACTTATGGTTCAACTGTCCAAAGTAACTTAGCAAACAATATTGTAATTCCAAAAAATTCAAGAATTATGAATATTTCGTTAATCACTGTTGAAGACCCAGGTCAAACAGCAGCGTTTGAATTTGGAGCTAACATCGGTCAATCAAGCACTACTGATACACACGACCTAAACTACTTTACAACTACATCAGCTAGTTTAAGAGCAGTTGGTCAGTATAATTTAGGTGGAGCTGGTGGAGCTGGTGGTTTAGTTCCCGATCATGCTAATTGTATGAACACTTCATATGGAGACACTAATCCATTTGCAGCTGATAAATTAGTAACAGTTACATGTGACTTTGGTGCAGCTATCACTGCAGGTGAGTGGATGATTAATTTCACTTACTTACAAGGTGTTAACGGTACTAACTAATAAGTTTTAACTAAGGCCCTCCGGGGCCTTAGTATAAAATAAGAGGAGAAAAAAATTATGAGTAATGTAACAGCGATAAAGTCACTTTATATGGCGCCTTTAAGTGCTAGTACAAATAATGTATCAGCGAACGCAACAACTACTGGAACAACACCTTTAACTTTAGCATCTACAGCCGCTGGCTTTGCTGAATGGGGTAATGTAGCAGCTACATTAAAATTTACATCAGGTAGTGCTACAACAAATGCTATTGTGTTTACAATTGTTGGCACAGATAAAGATGGAAAAGCTGTAACTCACGAACACACAGGTCCAGGAGGAAGTTCTAATAATGACACAAGTATTACTTTTACTTCAGTCACAAGTATTTCAAAACCATCAACTTCTACAAGTTTATCTGTAGGTACAAACGCTTCAGGCGCAGGTCCTATTTTTGCTGGTAGAACAAGAGTAAGAGGAATGCACGTTCATGCTGGTGCAGGCGCAGTAGGTTTAATTGTGAGAGACGCATCCACTACAGGAACAATCGGTTTGCATCTTGGAATTCCGGCAGGAGCTACACTTCAAACAGATCCGTATATTCCAGATAATGGAATTTTATTTCCTAATGGTGCGTATACTGATGTTACAGGATTGGGTTCGGCTACATTCTTCTACGATGGATAGGAGGGTAGATGGCAAACACTACTTCAGGTACTACAACATTTGATAAGAACCTTTTCATTGATGATATTATAGAAGAGGCTTATGAAAGATGTGGCCTTAGAGGAGTTGCTGGTTACCAGCTAAAAACTGCTCGTAGATCTTTAAATATTCTTTTTCAAGAATGGGCTAACAGAGGAATACATCTTTGGCAAATCGCTGATGGTTACTGTACACTCGTTGCCAATACCAATGAATACATTGCATACCGTTCTAGTGGTGATGGGACATCTACATTATTAGATAATGCAGGTGCTCAATTATTTAGCGTGGATGATGTCTTTGAAGCTTCCTATAGAAATAATGCAGGAACTACTAGTCAATCAGATAGTCCATTAACTAAAATTTCAAGATCAACATATTCTTCTTTATCCAATAAATTAGCTACAGGCCAACCTTCCCAATACTGGGTTCAAAGATTTATAGATAGAGTTACAATTACTTTATACACAACACCAAGTTCAAGTCAGGCTGGAGATAGAGTTTTCTTTTACTACATGAAAAGAATTGATGATGTTGGGGATTATACAAATGCAACCGACGTTCCTTATTATTATGTTCCATGTATGTGCGCGGGCTTAGCTTATTATTTAAGTTTAAAATATGCTCCTGATAGAACACAAAATTTAAAATTACTTTACGAAGATGAATTATTAAGAGCGGAGGCAGCGGATGGTTCGGAAGCAAGTACTTACATTACACCGAAAACGTACTATCCTAGTATTTAATTATGGCTCGTTTTGCAAAAGGAAAATATGCTTTAGCAGTTTCTGATATTAGTGGACAATCATTTCCATGGAATGAAATGGTTACCCAATGGAATGGACTATTTGTACACTATTCTGAATTTGAATCTAAACAACCACAATTAGATCCTAAACCAAGTGCGGCTGATCCAACAGCTTTACCTACAACAAGACCACAACAACCCCCTTCAGATGCTTTAAGGTTTTTAAGTTTTAATCCTATTACAACTTTTGCAGCGGGAAGCCCTATAGTAAATGTTTTTGAGGAAAATCATGGAAGAAATCATGCGAGTTATGTTAGATTTAGAGGACCACCAGGAATTGCAGGTGCATTTAATAATATAGCTACTATTGATGGAATCACGGGAGCTCAAATTTGTGATGCTTCAGGACATAAACTTATTCCTGGAATATGGACAAGTACTACAACTACGCTGGTTGGAACGATTAATGCTACTCAAACCACTGGAATTACATTAACAAGTTCTACTGGATTTGAAGTAGAAAGTCCTCGTACTCCAGGAAGTGTTAATTTTTTTTCAGATGGAACACCTATTAATGCAATAATTATTGCAGCAGAATTAATTGCTTATACTGGTATTACTAATAACGTATTAGATGGCGTAGTAAGAGGATCTTTTTCTTCTACTGCTACAGCACATACTGCGGGCGACGCCATTAGATGTCTTCCAGATCCATTAAATAATTATAGGGTGGATACTTCAGATCAAGGTGGAACTGATACAGCAACCACTGGACAAATCGCTGGAGGAGGATATAATACATCCTCAGGACCAGTAACATTAAAAACGATAGGACCACAATAATATGGCATTTGTAGATGACGGATTCACATACGCAACTTTAACAACAGCAATTCAAAATTACTGTGAAGTAGATACTTCTGTATTTACCGCTGCTATTACAGATGAATTTATTGGAAATGCAAGTTTAAGATGTTTAAGAGATTTAAATATAGATGCGTATAGAGCTTCAAAAGTAGGATCACTGGTAATTGGACAACAATATATTAATGCTCCTGCAGGATGCTTATTTGTAAGATCTATTCAAGTAACAGAAGATGATACGACTCCTGATACTACTAAGTACTTAGAAAAAAGAGATGTTACTTTTATAAATGAGTATAATAAATTTGCAGATCAAGGAAGCGGCGTTACTACAGGTAGAGATATACCTAAATATTATGCAATGTTTGGAGGAACTACGACTATGACCGGGCTTACAGATAGTTCTTCAGGGACAATTATGTTTGCTCCATGCCCCGATAAAACATACAGTTTTCAAGTGAATTTTTCAAAAAGACCTCCAGGTCTTACAGGAAGTAATACAACTACTTATTTAAGTATGAATTTTCCAAATGGACTCTTATATGCCTGTTTGGTAGAGGCTTTTGGATATTTAAAAGGCCCTATGGACATGTTGACATACTACGAACAAAGATATAATAATGAGATTGAAAAGTTCGCAATGGAACAAATAGGTCGAAGAAGAAGAGACGATTATGATGATGGAACACTTAGATTATATATTGACTCGCCTTCACCTTCAAAGTAAAAGGGATTAGGAGAAAAAAATTATGGCTATAACTTCAGCAGTATGTAATACTTTCAAAGCAGAATTAATGAAAGGTGGACATAACTTTAATACATCTGGTCAAACACCAGCTGGAAACGCATTCAAACTATCTTTGTATTCATCAGCCTCTGCAAACTTAGATGGTACAACATCTCAGTATACTGCACCGACAGATGGAACAGCAGATCCAACAAACACTTACGAAGTTACTTCAACTTCATCTGGATACACAACAGGTGGAAAAGCTTTAACTAATAGTGGGGTAACGGGAACTTCTTCAACTACAACAAGTTATACAGACTTTGCAGATTTATCTACAGCAAATGGTACATCTTGGACTTCAGCAACTTTCACAACATATGGTTGTTTAATTTATAATACAACTGCAGTTACTGGATTTACAACTAACAGATCAGTATGTGTTGTTTCATTCGGTGGAGCTAAAACAGTTTCTAATGGAACTTTTTCTATTGAGTTTCCAACAGCAAGTACATCAGCAGCGATTCTGAGAATAACATCATAAGGAGTTAAGTCCTTATGGCTGATTCTACAATCACAGTCACAGTCGGCACAGGTACACAGTATCTTGTAGGTGGTTCAGGTAATGTGTATAAATTTGATGGTGCACAACCTTCAAGTTTTACTTTTCCGTGGGTTCAAAGTGGAACAGTAAGATTAGATCAATCAGCTGCTTCAAACGATAATCATCCTTTAATTTTTACTACTTCTAATAGTACCAACACGGCTACGATGAGAAGTGGAATTATTTCATCTAATGTAACTTATTATTTAGATGGATCATCTAATCAATCCGATTACACTAATACAACTAATTTTAACGCAGCTACAACAAGATATATAGAAATTGCTCCAGCAACATCCACTGATTTTTATTTTGCATGTTGGGTACATGGAATTTCTATGGGAGGAATTGTAGATATTACAGGTAATACTTGGGGTGCACTTACATGGGGAGAAAATGAATGGAATGATCAAGGTGATGAAAGTGTAACTTTAACTGGTCAGGCTATGACTGTAGTTGCTAATGCAGCTGGAGTTGTTGCTACACAATTCCCTGGTTGGGGTACTTTAGAATGGGGTGAAAACGGTTGGGGTAGTGTTAATGAAGCTAAAGAAGTTTTACCGGGCCAAGCGGCAACTATGTCTTTAGGTACATTAACTCCAGTTATAGGAGAAGTATTAACTGGTTTGCAAATTCAAACAGTTGTGGGTACGCCTACAACTACTTTTGATTTTTCACTTTCCATAACAGGTCAAGAAATGAGTGTAGCTCAAGGGGTCCTAGGTGTTAACTCTGATGAAGACACAGAAGTAGGAATGCCTAGTAATTTAAACACTATGTCTGTAGGTGCTTTAACTGTTAATCAAAGTGCTGATGTAAATGTTGGTTTATCTAGTTTTTCAATGTCTACAGACGTTGGAAACTTAATAGAAGCTACACAAGTAAAAGTTATTCCTACGGGTCAATCAATGACAGGAGCTGTGGGTGCTATTGCACCAGATGATATGGCTGTAGGGGCTGTTTCTCCAGGTGCTATGACAACTACTGTTAATCCTGCTGTAACTGTTCCAAATTACGATACACGGGTATCATTGACTGGATTTGAAATAACTGTTAATATAGGAACGCAGTTTGGTATTTTACACTATGGAGATGTTGACACTGGAACAAATACATCATATACAGACGTAGATACAACGCAAGCAGCAGCTTAAGGAGAAAATATGGCATCGACATATAATAGTTTAGGTATTCAATTAATGGCAACCGGAGAAAATGCCGGTACATGGGGTACTAATACCAATAATAATTTAAATTTCATCATGAATACCCTAGGGTATATTGATGTTGCATTAACAGCTGATAGAACTTTAACAATTCCAGATGGATCTACAGGAACCTATGATGGTAGAGCTATGTGGATTAATTTATCAGGAACTACTGGTGGATCTAGAGTTTTAGATATAGCTGCTCAAGCAGGAGATCCTGCAGCCAATATTGAAAAGCCTTTTATTATTGTAGATAATACAACAAGAAGTGCACCCGCTAATACAATTACATTTAAAGTAACAGGTCAGACAGGTATTTTGATACCTACTGGCGGAACAGTTTTATGTTTCCATAATGGAACAGATATTATTTCTTCAGGTTTTCCAAGCACTACAGGGGCTCAACCTGCTTATACTTTACCAGCAGCAGATGGTACAGCAAATCAAGCTTTAGTAACTAATGGTTCTGGGGTAGTAAGCTTTGGAGATGCAGGAATATCAACAGGAAAAGCTATTGCAATGGCAATGATTTTCGGTTAAAAAACAAAAGGAAATTAAATTATGGCAAACCCAAATATAGTAGCAGTAGCAAGTATTTACGGTGAATCGCAAGGATTCAATTTAAGTAATACAACAACTACAACTTTGATCGCAGCAGTTAGTTCAGGAAAACTAATGAAGATTAACAGAATTACAGTCGCAAATGTTGATGGAACTTCAGCAGCTGATGTAGATGTTTCAATTGTTAAAGCAGGATATACTTCTGCAGCCAATGGTGCCAGCATTGGAGTTTCAACATCATTTTTGGCAAAAACAATTTCAGTCCCAGCAGATGCGTCTTTGGTTTTATTAGACACACCAATTTATTTACAAGAGGGTGACGTACTTAGAGGTGGAGCAAGTGCTGCGAGTGATTTAGATTTATTCATATCGTACGACGTCATTGCG